TAGCAAAGGAAACGATAAACATGCTAGAGTAAACGCTGTTTCTCCGCTTTTTGAGAGTGGACAAATTTGGGCGCCTGACGAAAAATTCGCAGAAGAGGTAATTGAAGAGTGTGCATCATTTCCTTATGGAGATCATGATGATTTGGTGGATAGTATGACACAAGCGGTAATGAGATTTCGACAGGGAGGATTTGTATCTCACCCAGAAGATGAACAAGACGAAATTTCAATACCACATAACAGAACGTATTATTAATGGACGAAGATTATAAAAAATCAGACATTTCAAAAGAAGTCGAAAGACTTATGGATGAAGAAGGTTATGAGTTTGGTGAAGCTGTAAAAGAAGCTATGGCTCAAGGTTATAAAGACGGCGGTTTAATGATCGCTATACAAAAATTAGCACAAGGTGGAATGACTTACGGAGATAAAACTTATCATCAATATCACGATCAATTTTTACCACCCGATATAGAATCTATGGGGTACGCGAACGGCGGTGGGATTGGATCTATGATGGTACCAAAAAGACAAGGGTTGTTTATGGGCGGTCCGCCTTTAACAGGTGAAGCTTTAAATATTTATACTTCGATGAACGCGTATGGTTATACTGACCAAGAGATCGCGGATCGATTATCAGGATTAAATTTATACACACCACCAGGAACAACACCACCAACTACACCACCACCAACTACACCACCTCCAGGTGGAGGAGGCGGCGGCGGAGACGGCGGAGGCGGAAGTGGTCCAACTACAACTACCACTACTACAAAAACTAGAGATAAAAAAATTGATAAAGGTATTTTTGATGCAGAAGCAGATAAAGGAAGTTTAACGCTAGAAGAAATAACAGCTATGAATGATCTATCAGGTCAAGAAAGTATGAGAGGTCAGATAACTCCTACAACAACATTAGAAAAAATAATTTCATCAGACAGGCCATACAATATGAGAGATATTGCTGGAGAAGAATTAGTTGTTAATGAAGATATAATTGACAGAGGAAATCCTACAGGGGATAAAAGAATAGTTTCTGAAGAATTAGGAATTACAGGAGTTGGTACACCTAACATGAGAGATATTGCTGGAGATATTTCAACAGGTTCAAATACTTCTAATGTAATGGAGTCACTAATATCTGGAAGTGATATACCAGATAGAAACAGAGGTATGGAAGTAAACGAAAATTTTATAGATAGAGGAAATCCTACAGGTGATTCAAGAATAGTTTCTGAAGAGATGGGATTAGTTGGAGGAATACCAGATAGAAACAGAGGTCAAATAACTTCAACACCAACAGGTGGTATTACAACAATAGGTAGACCAAACATGGCAGACATTGCTGGTCCTATTGGTTTTAAAAACGCACCAATAGATATGCAAGTAACAAATATTGACGGAAGACCTGTAGATGAAAATGATATAGAAGGTATAGTAAGAACTCTACCTGCACCACCTGATATTTTTAGTGGATATGCTCAAGATCCAGAAGGTGTAGAAGATCCATTTGACGGTAAGTACACTCCTTCTTTTGAAGAGAAAAAAGAAGCTCAAGGAATATTAGAAGGTTTAATTGACAAAGCTTTAGATTTTAGTCTTTCTGATATAGCAACAATGGGTCAAAATGCTATGATTAAGAAAGCACTTAATGTTTTAGGATTTAGTGATCCATTTGCATACTTGGGTACTATAGGTATTAACAAATTTAAAAACAAAAAAGTACAAAACCAAATTGCTTCAGCAACAACTAAAAGAGAAACTAGAAAGATACAAAATAGAATTGATAAACAAGAAAATAAAATCAATCAAGACGCTTCTAAAAATGATTCTAAATCTGGATCATCTATAGTTAATCCTAATTCTAAATATGGTAAAGAAAAAGGTTACACTGGAGGAAATCCTAACCCACACACTTCTACAGGTTGGAGTGGTTCAAGTAAGAGTAATAAGTCTAGCAGTAATACTGGCACTAAAAGTGGTGGAGGCGGAAAAGGTGGTGGAGCCGATATGGGCAGTAGTAATAAAGGTAGTGTTTCTACAGGTGCAGGCCGTAATCCTTGGGGTAGATAATGGTTGCGGTTAAATATTCTGAAAATCAGATTAACGAAATTAATCGATTAATTAAAGATAGTTCTTTAAATCAAACTCAAATATCAGAAGCAGTAAATAAAAAATTTCCAACAGCTACTAATCAAGTAAGTCCAAGCACAGTTACTCACTACTCTAAAAAATATTTTAAAGTTCCTACAGGTGGTGCTTTAAACAACGCTTATAAAAAAAGATTTTCTGGAGTTCTTACTACTAAAGAAGGAACAGAAAAATTATTAAAAGAGTTAACTAAAAATTCAGAATTAAAAAAAGCCATTACTAAAGATTTTAAAGCGGGTATGACTTTAGAAAACATTAGAACTAAATACCGAGCAGGTGGTGCAGGTGCAAGTTTGATGCCAGCTAATGTTCCTAAGATGGGTAAAGACATGGTAAAAAGACTTATTGAGTCTTATGGTTTAGAAAGAGCAGGAGGAGCGGATCTTCGTAAAGTAGATGTTACTTCTGATAAAGCAAAAAATTTAGCTAAAGAAATAAGACGTCTTTATAACAATCCAAAATTATCAAGAGCTGCAGCTAATACTCAATTAGGTTTGACACCTGCTGAAGTTAAAAAATTTGAAAAAAGATGGAACGAAAAAAATCCAAAGAATCCTTTATTTACAAAAAGAATTAATCAACCTTTTGAAGGTGCTGGTCAACAAACTAAAAGATTTAAAGATACAACTACAAAACTTCAAGAGTTTCAAAACTATTTAAAGAAAAATTCTGGTAAGTCATATAGATCAGGAACTCCTGAACTTGCAAAGCTAGTTAAAAATTCTGGTTATACTCCAATAGGTTTTAACTCTGCTTTAGGAAAATTAAGAAGTATTTATAAAGGAGGGGAAAGACCTGGTTTTAAAATAGATTCTTCTGTTAAAAATGTAATTAACACTAACTTTCCATTATCTACTGCGTTAACAAAAGATGTTTTGTTAGACGCTGGCTATACTCCAAAACAAATAGCTAAAATGGATAATGTGCAAAATATAATTAGAAAATTAAATCTCAATCAAGGAACATTTTTAAATCAATTAGAACATAAAATTCCTAAATCAGTTGCTGTAGAATTACTTAATAAAAATAAAATTAGCAAAACAGAATACAAAAATTTAGTAGGAAAAATTTCACCAGCTACAAGTTATTTAAATCAATGGAAAAAACAATATGATTTTGCACGTTTAAATAATTTAAAACAATTTTTAAATGAAGAAATTGATTTTAAAAAATTTAATAAAATTGAAAATGATATTATTAAACAAGCTAAAAAAATATCAGGCGGCTATGATATTGGAAAAATAAATATACTTGCTGATGGTAATATAGATATACAATCTCCTGATGAAGTATTTACTTCTAAGAATAAAGGAATAGGACCTCAATCAAGAGGCTTAATAGATTTTCAAAAAAATTTAGTTTATCACAATAATATTGCTAAAGCCTATAATAAAAATCCTAATGCCTCTGGGTTTGGAACTTTAAGAGGATATGCAGATGGAAAAAAGATTCCGATCTTTGATGATTCTATTGGTAAACAAATTTCTAAATTAACTACTAATGAAGACTTTACTAAATATCTTGCCAACAATACTGATGGTGATTTATTTAAAGGAATTGCAAAGTTAGGTACTTCCGCTCAAAAAGCTAAACTTTTAAAGTATGCTAAATTAGGAGGTAAAACTGCATTACTTAGTTCAATACCAACTTTTTTAATGGCAGGTGAATCTGATCTTTTTAAATCAGACGATACTCCTACTTATAACAATGAGATAGGGGCTTTTGTTAAACCAGGAACAGACGAAGTTGAATCACAATCCGGTCTTCTAGATTGGGCTGCAAAAAATCCCGAACCGTTAGTAGCAGGTGCTGCACTTGGTGGAGCAGGATTAACAACCGCTGGTAATACTTTGTTAAAAGGATTATTAAAAACTATGGCAACACCAGCTTTAAGTATTGGTTATGCGGGATCAGAAATAGCTGACAATTTAGAAAGTGGTGATAATATTTTAGAAGCAGTAGCTGATAAATCAGCAGGAGTTGGTTTAATGGGAAGCAGAGCATTTAGTGGTGGACTTGGTGCTTTATTTGGTGGAGCAAGAATAGCACGAGCACTTACACCGATCGGCGCAGCAATGACAGCGGCAGGATTAGGAAAAGACTATTATGAATTTGCACAAGATGAAATTGATAAAATGAATCAAATGAGTGATTACGACAGGAGAATATACAACGAAATGTTGATGGATGACACCAACATTGACTTTTAACAAAACAACTGATACATACCTTTCAGGTGTTGAATCAATTAAGAATAGAGGATAGAATAGCTCATGGCTGAAATAGACAAAAGTTTACCAAATAATTTAACAGAATTAGAACTTCCAGAAGAAGTAACTGTAGATGCTACTGAAGCAGTTACTGATACATCTGGAGATACTGAAATTAAGTTAGAAGAAGACGGAGGAGCAACTGTTAATTTTGATCCAACAGTAGCTGCACTTGAAGGGGGAGAAGTTCATGACGCTAACTTAGCAGAATATTTACAAGACAAAGTTTTAGAACCATTAGCATCAGAGCTAATGGACCAATATACTTCATACAAAGAAACTAGAGGTGATTGGGAAGAAAGTTACCGAGAAGGTTTAAATCTTTTAGGATTTAAATATGTAAACAGAACAGAACCTTTTAGAGGAGCTAGTTCAGTTACTCACCCAGTATTGGCAGAAGCCGTAACACAATTTCAAGCACAAGCTTATAAAGAATTACTTCCTGCAGAAGGACCGGTTAGAACTCAAATTTTAGGAGCAGTAGATGTTCCTAAAGAAGAGCAATCTAAACGGGTTAAAGATTTTATGAATTATCAAATCATGGATCAAATGAAAGAATATGAACCAGAGTTTGATCAAATGCTTTTCTACTTACCCCTAAGTGGTTCTACCTTTAAGAAAGTTTACTATGATGATCTTTTAGGTAGAGCTGTTTCTAAATTTATACCGGCTGAAGATATGATTGTTCCGTACTCTGCTACCTCATTAGAAGATGCGGAAGCAATTATTCATATGGTTAAGATGTCGGAAAATGATTTAAGAAAACAAATGTATTCTGGATTCTATAGAGAAATAGAATTAGGGGAAGCACAATTAAAAGAAAGTAAGATTAAAGAAAAAGAATTAGAGCTTGAAGGTATCAAAGCTAATACTGCAGAAGATATGTACACAGTTTTAGAAATGCATGTCAACTTAGATATAGAAGGCTATGAAGATATGGATCAAGATGGTGAGCCCACTGGAATTAAATTACCTTACATTGTAACAATCAATGAATCTACAAATGAAATTTTATCTATTAGAAGAAACTACGCTGCAGAAGATCCATTAAAAAAGAAAAAAGAATATTTTGTGCATTATAAATTTTTACCAGGAATGGGTTTTTATGGTTTAGGTTTAATTCACATGATTGGTGGACTAAGTAGAACTGCAACAGTTGCATTAAGACAACTTTTAGATGCTGGAACTTTAGCTAACTTACCTGCTGGTTTTAAAACTAGAGGGGTTAGAATGAGAGATGATGCACAACCATTACAACCTGGAGAGTTTAGAGATGTAGATGTTCCAGGTGGAAATATTAAAGATCAGTTTATGCAATTACCTTTTAAAGGTCCTGATGCAACATTATTACAATTAATGGGTATTTGTGTGAGCTCTGCTCAAAGATTTGCAAGTATAGCAGATTCACAAGTTGGAGATATGAATCAACAAGCCGCGGTCGGTACTACAGTTGCATTATTAGAAAGAGGATCAAGAGTAATGTCAGCGATTCACAAAAGACTATATGTTGGTCTTAAAAATGAATTTAAATTATTAGCAGAAGTATTTAAAACATACTTACCACCGGTTTATCCTTACGATGTTCCAGGTGCATCAAGAGAAATTAAAATACAAGACTTTGATGATAGGATAGATATTTTACCTGTTGCTGATCCAAACATTTATTCTCAAACACAAAGAATTTCTATGGCGCAAGCACAATTACAACTTGCACAATCAAATCCTAAAATGCACAACATGTATCAAGCTTATAGATCTATGTATGAAGCGTTTGGTGTAAAAAATATAAATGCAATTTTACCACCACCAAAACCACCACAACCAATGGACCCAAGTTTAGAACATATACTTTCAATTAGTGGTAAACCTTTTCAAGCTTTTCCAGGACAAGACCATAAAGCTCACATAGATGCTCATTTAAGTTTTATGTCTATCTCTATGGTACAAAATAATCCAATGGCCATGATGTCATTACAAAAAAATATTTTAGAACACATAAGTTTAATGGCACAAGAACAAATTCAATTAGAATATATTGAAGAAATAAAAGAAATGCAGATGCTACAACAACAAATGGCACCAATGATGCAAAATCCACAAATGATGCAACAAAATCCACAAGCAATGCAAATGCAACAACGTGTTCAACAATTAACTTCTATGATGGAAGCTAGAAAAGCAGTGTTAATAGCAGAAATGACTATGGAATATGCTAAAGAAGAAGACAAAATTAGCAGTGAAGTAGGAGGAGATCCACTACTTAAATTAAAATCTAGAGAATTAGACCTTAAAGCTAGAGCTGATCAAGACAAAAATGCAAATAATGAAGCTAGACTTGATTTAGACACTATGAGAGCTATGATGAATGACCAACAACACGATGAAAAGCTTGAACAAAACGAAGAATTAGCTGGATTA